TTGAACCTACATCTGTGCCGAAAGGAGGCTCTGTAGCTCCAGTAGTACCTGCTGTAGTACATTCAAAAACAAGACCAGTCGGAACAATAGCGGAAGCTGATCTAACAACGGTTCCAAGAGCAGTAACTGTATTAGCCGTCCAAGCAGAATAAGCCATTAGGTTTCAAATACCTCCCTAAATGTACATTGAATAGTTGCACGATTTAAGTATGGAATACTTTTATTAAAACTATCACAAACAAATTTACGTTGCCCTGACATCGTACAATCTACATTACCGCTTGTAGTACCGCTTGCAGTTGTGATAACAGTAAATGTATTTTGGTTTACAGAGGTAGTAACAATATAGTCACCATCAGCAGCCGATCCACTCGTAAAATCTAATGTAACTTTATCTCCAATAGCTACACCATGATTTGTAATTGTGATTGTTACTGTACTACCTGATCTAGCATAAGTGCCTGTATTAGAAATGCCTTCACCAGGGGGAGTAAAGTTAAAACTTTCATTATCAAAAGCTCTGCTGTTTAAAAATCCTTCTATAACATCTGAATCTGCTTCTGTTACATTAAATTCTAGACTGTAAGTTTTAGGATTTTGGTTTATTCCATACGATAATCTTTGCTCAAATCCATCTCCAAAAACAACAGTACGGACTCGTGGTGCTGTATTTTTTGAAAAACTATAAGTAGGGGTAATACTTGGAAAAGTTGCCATAATTATGCTCTAGATAAAAGCCCTCCAGCCCTTGATTGTTTTACGAGTTCTGCTTGTACCGCTAGACCAATTACTTTTCCTAACTGGCTAGATGTTGTGTCATCACCCTGTGCTTCTGTTCCAGAGGCATCTACATTTACTACTATATTATTACTTCCACCTAAAGCATTATTAGGTGTAACCATGCCACTCACACCTGGAGTAAACATTTCTGGACCTTTCTCTCCAACAATATAAGAGTTTCCTCTTCTTGCTGGTCCTCCTTCATGTAAAAGTCCTCCAAATATAGTTCCTAATAAACCTCCTCCGCTTGTTAAGCTTCCCCCAACATTTCCAAATAAACCCATATTTAACATTGCTTCTGCCATTTTGTTTAACACGCTGCTAAGAGCACTATTTAAATTATGAGTGCCTGTAATTAAACCTTTTATTGCACTACTCATTTCTGTTGCTAATAAAGTTTTTATTTCTTGAGTTATTTGTTTTTGTTCTAATAAACCATCACTTCTTAATTTATTATTAAATGCTATTTTGAAAGCCTCCTCATCAAATAGAGCTAATTGTTCTTTAGATAATCCAAGTGTTGCATTAGCCAATGCCAATTCATATTCAGAACCAGATAATTTAATTAAATTTAATTCATGTTGTTGTTCTAAATTTTTTGTAACAGAATTAGCACTTTCTTTAAGTTTATTAACTCTTTCAATTTCACGTTCCGCAATTTTCTTTTGTTTGTCTTCTAGGTCTTCTAATTTTTTTCTTTGATCTTCTAAAAATTTTGTTAAATCTTTTTCATCTTTTAATTTTGCTTTTGTTATTGCTAAATCAAGATCATTAAGTTTTAATATTCTATTTTTATTTGCTATTGCTATTTTATTTTCGTTTCCTTCAGCCCTTGCAATATCTAAAGCTGTTTCAGCTTCAATAAGTCCTCTTTTTTTAAGAACAAATTCTTTATCTAGAAAATCATTATTAATTTTTTGTAATCCTATTCTTTGATCTAAAATATTTAATTCAAACTTATTAAAATCACTTTTTTTATTAGAAGATCCTTTTCCTCCTCCTAAATCTGTCATACCTGTGCTTAAATCAATAGTGCTTTTCTTAATAATGTCCTGTGAATATTGTGTTAAAAGTTTTTCATATAATTGTTTATCACCAACTATTCCAAAACGAGAAGATTCTGAAGCTGCTTTTGACATGGCCTCTTGAAATCCTTGAGGATCTAAATTCGCAGCAGATCTTTGTATAGCTGGACCAGTTAATGTGTTTATAACTTTTTCAAATAAACCAATAATTGTAACAATAGCAGGTGCTAATTCACTTGCTAAAGTTAAAAATAATCTAGAACTTGCTTTCTGTAGTTCATCATATGCAGTATCTAAATTTTGTAAATTTTTAACGGCTTGTGGACCAACAATCTCAGCAAATTTTTGATTAACAAGAATTTCTGCTTCTCTTACTTTGCCAAGCTCTAATAAACTTTCAACTTGTTTTTTTGTTGACTCATCTACTTTAAATCCTAAATCTTCTAAACTTTGTAAACCTAAATTTGCGTCTTTTAAAGCATTTCCAACATCTCTTGCAGAATCGCTAAATTGTTGAATTGAGCTTGAAAGGGCTGTAGCAGCAATAGAACCAGCAAATCCTCCTCCAGGACTTAAAGCTTCTCCAATACCCCCACCTAAACCACCAGCAAGAGCTTGTACAGGTCCACCACCAAACAACAAAGGAAAACCACCACCAATACCAACACTTTGTATAATTCTATTCCTTCTTCTTGACTTTTCAGCAGTAGCAGATCTTCGTTTTGATTCAGCTAGTCTATTTTCGGCTTCTATTTCTTGTTGTATAATTTTGATATTTGCTTGTTTTAAACTTATACCTTCTGTCATACTTAATCTTTCTGCTTTTAAAGCCTGATTTTTTATTCTAAGTTGTCTATTATATAAATCTTCTACTTGAACTACATTTTTAATAGCTTGACTAAATTGTTTTGTTCCTATGGCTGCTTCATCTAAAGCTTTGTTAGCGTCTCTAACTGATTTTGATAAATTATTAAAACTTTTAACAGGTCTTTTCCCTGATAATCCAGCAACTTTATTAACTTCTTTTATTTTTTTAGTTAATTTTTCTGTTGCTCTATTAACACGATCTAATTCTTTAGCACCTGCAATAGCTAGTTTTATATCAACGCTATAATCAGCCACTTTCTATACAAATCAAAAACATTTCTTATATCTTACCTCTTTCTACCTTTTAAAGCACTATTTCTTTGTGCTTGTTCTTGTTCTTTTTTATATTCTTCGCTTTCTAATTCAGAATAAGCAGCCCAACCTATCATCTCTTCTACAGTTAAAGTCTCACATAACTCAGCTACAGTTTTACCTAATTCTTTTGCTAATGAATAGATAAATCTCCATTGGTTATTAACTTTTTAAGTCGGCTTTAGCCTCTTTTACCTCCCTAGTCTGTCCTGCTTCAATCATTGCCAATTGAATTTCTTGAAGAATATTTGCTTCTACTTCTCTTCTTAATGATGCTTTATCACCATCTTGAAAAAGTTTGTTACCATCTTCATCTAATGCTTTTGCAATCATTAATTGTAAAGCAAATTCATTTGTATCTTCAGAAGTAGATTTTTTTTGAATAAGTTCTCGTTCGGCAATCGTTAATGGATGCCAATAAACACTAAAGATAATCTTGTCATCTTTTACAACATCGTGTTTGTATGTTTGACTAACCCCAAAATTATTTTTGAGAAGTTCAATTGCTCTGCTCATAAAAAAATATGTTTACACTACTATACTACGCATTAGCAGTAAATTGGCAAGATATTATACCTACATAGTGACTCCTATCTTCAATCTCTAACGCTGTTGGACCATTGACATCTCGAACTAAAGGAGTAACAGAAAAAGGATCTGTATAACCAGGTGCATTAACTGAAGTTAAACCATCTATTACGGATTCACTAATAGCTGAAAGGACAGAAGTACCTTTACTTTGAGGAACATAAACATTGCATTGAATTACTCCAGAATAATAATCAGAAGCAGCACCCTGATTTTGTAACGTAGATTGTGTAAAGTTAACACTTATAACAACATATTTTGTTGATTTACCAGGAGTTGCAAAAGTAACATTGTCATAAACAACTTTTACAGTAGCATCTGCTGCTACTACAGCATCTGTTACTGCTTTTTCAAGTGCTGCTCTTGCTTTTACTAAAGTCATAATTAAAACTGTGTGTAACGAATACCAGGAGGTGCAGATCCAAAACCACTTGTAGCTCCACTAGCAACAAATAACTTACCTTTATCTGTCATGGTTTCTTTAATTAGTTTACCTAAAGAACCTTGAATAAATAATTGAACTTTACCTCCTTCTAAAGCATAAACAGCATATTTAGCTTTATTTCCTATATAAACAGGTCTTGTGTAGTTGAAAGCTCTTTTGACAGGAAATCTAGGTTTTATTACAGGATTAGTCGGAACACTACCACCAGTACCAGCTAAAAATGCTCCTGTAGCTTGTCGTTTAATACCAGCCCAAGGTTGAAATTTTTCAATACGATCTGTTGGTCTTACTGGACTACTTTGTGCTTTCCAGCTAGAAGCAAAAAATCCTGTATAAACTGGACTACGTTTTTTTGTTGATAACTGTGCATGAACTTTTTTAATAAGAGCATTAAAATCTTTAGATATTTGTCTATCTAAATCTTTTGGTAAATTTCTTATGTCACGAGTTGTCATTAGAAAACAATGTCTATACGAAAAAGATACTCTTGATTGCCTTTATATGTTTTTATATCAGTAATTTTTGCAAGTCTAGTAGATCCAGAAAATTGTAATGTTATTTCGTCCTGCAATAATGGTTGACTATCACCTATTAAATCAGGAGTGACATAAACTCTTGCTACATTCTCTTGAAATGATTCTTCTTCTGAAGATTGAATAAATTCAATAGGAACTTGAATAAAGTATGGAACATCAGTAGTTGATAATGCTCCAGTAGAAGTATTATAAACAGGAGAAGTTTTTCTTGTATAAACAATACTGGTATCTAAAGAATCTGCTAAATCAGCAACTACTTGTTTTGCTACATTTTTTAATAATTTATCTAATTGACCTGCCATTATCCTCTAACCACCCTCATTTGAAAACTTCCTGCTCCACCTAGCATATACGCTCCAATGTAACTTTGGAGCCAAGGGTAAACATCAAAAATATTATTTATACTTCCAGTTCCCTGACTTGATAAATTGTACTTAACTTGTATATCACCTAGTTTTACTTCAGAAAAATTACCATCTTTACCTGTAGTACCAGTTATTGCACCAGTATCATTAGCTAATGCTCTTGCTAATTCATATTGTGCATATTTAATGTTATTAGGTATTAAACTGCAAGATAATTCAACTCCATCTACCTGATAATTAGTTCTAGGAAATTTTAAGGCTTGATCTTCGTCACACCTATCACCAAAAAATACAAAGCTATCAATCCATCTGGTGGCGGATATTAATGATCTATTCTTTTGATCATCTGTTTTGTTTGTCCAAGTTGATGAATCTGGAACGGTTTCAAAATAAGTATTAGCTTCTGCCAAAGTGACATAGCTATTAGCATTAGCGTCTTTTAAAGTTGCATTTATGGTAGCTGCCACGATCTATACAGTAGTTTAGTTTTATTGTAGCGTAAAGAAAAAACCCCACCAATAATTGATGAGGTTTTGTTTGCTTTGCTTTGCAATCTAATTCTAGATTATAAAGTTGTATTATCAAGCGGTGTGTTTACTGTTAGCTGAACCATAGGAATTAAGTCGGCATCATATGTTAGTGCCCACTTAGCTTTAGCTCCTAAGTTAGAGTTTGTTGGGTTGTCAGCAGCATCATTCCACTTAGTACCCATGATGTGATAAGTACTGTGATAATCAACTGAAATGACATCCTGCTTAGAAAGTACGTTCCTTTCTGCTTCAATAGCCAAGTCTTGCTGAACACCTTCAAGGACTGTTCCAGACTTGATTAAGTAACAGTAGAACTCCTTAATGTGTCCACTTGAACCAGGAACTACAGAGTTAACTGAAGAATCAACAACTACATTCATACCAGCGAATTGACCTACTGATCTATCAGTAATGCCAACACCACCGCCACCCCATTGGATGCCAGTACCAGTTGATAATGCAGTAGTAGAGAAAGTTAACATACCAACCTGATATAGGTAGTAAGCAACAGAAGGATGAACTACGATTGTATCTAGTTCTTCGCCTCTTTCTCCAAGAAGTGATCTTCCTCTAGCAACTGTAGCTGCTGTTAAATAGTTTGCTTCAGCAGCACCAGAAGAAGCAGCTACCGCTAAATCAAGAGCATTAGCTGATAAAGCAGTACCAAATAAACCATGAAGTTGGTAGAACAAACGTGTTGAATTTAGTTTGTTGATTGCATCTGCAAGCTGATCTCTGATGTGACCCATTGGATCTTCACCAGCAGCTAATACAGCTACATCATCCACAGCGTAAGCAAAACCTCTATGGCAGATGCTTGCAATCTGTGTTCCTGTACCAATCTTTTGTGGTGTTAAATAACCATTATTGCTAGTACCCCATGTAGCAGTACCATCAATAATTTCTTCAGTTGGAGATACAGGGTTAAATTCTGGAACTTGTATTCTTGTTCCACCTGCTCTTGAATCAAGCAGAGGGTTACGAACTACAGCACCAGACTGTATAAATGCACTACGTTCTTTTATTGCTTCAGAAACGTATGCAGAAAAATTATTTCTCTTAACGATATCCGCTAGTAGGACACCGCCAGAATAATTCTGAAACGGAGCAGCCATTCAGATTTACC